CTCACCAGAACTTCACTCTGCCCTTGATATTTATGCTGATGAGATGACTACCTCTAATGAGTTTAGCCCTTTGTTGACGATTAAATGCCCTAATGAAGAAATACGCTTTACTCTTGACAACCTTTACCATAATGTCCTAAATATCGATTTTAATCTTTTTGGTTGGTGTCGAACAATGTGTAAGTATGGAGATTACTTTCTTTATTTAGACTTAGACGATGAGACAGGCGTTAAGAATGTTATTGGATTGCCAGCAAAAGAGATTGAGCGCCTAGAAGGCGAAGACCCAACAAATCCAAACTACGTCCAGTTCCAATGGAACTCGGGCGGCTTAACTTTTGAAAACTGGCAAATGGCTCATTTTCGTATTTTAGGCAACGACAAGCACGCTCCCTATGGGACTTCTGTCCTCGACCCTGCCCGTCGTATTTGGCGGCAACTGACGCTCCTTGAAGATGCTATGATGGCTTATCGTATTGTCCGAGCACCAGAAAGAAGAGTTTTCTATATTGATACTGGTAATATTTCTCCCGAAGATGTCGAACAATACATGCAGAAAGTCATGACTCAGATGAAGCGAAATCAAGTTGTAGATACCGATACTGGTCGAGTTGATCTTCGCTACAACCCTATGTCGGTTGAAGAAGATTATTGGGTTCCCGTAAGAGGAGCAACTAACACTCGCATTGAAAACCTTCCAGGTGGAACTTATACAGGAGACATTGATGACGTTAAGTATTTGCGAGATAAGTTGTTCAGTGCGATCAAAATCCCTGCCTCTTACTTGTCCGCTACCGAGGATACCGAAGACAAGACAACGTTATCTCAGAAAGATATTCGATTTGCCCGAACAATCCAGAGACTACAGCGCTCAATCATTACAGAATTGGAAAAAATCGGGATTATTCACCTCTTCACATTGGGCTTCCGAGGACCTGACTTAATTTCGTTTAATTTAACTTTGAATAATCCGTCGAAGATTGCAGAATTGCAAGAACTTGAACATTGGAGAACAAAATTTGAAGTTGCATCTGCCGCAACTGAAGGATTCTTTAGTAAGCGCTGGATTTTTGAGAAGTTATTTAATCTTTCTCATGAAGAGATTAATCAAATTCAGAGAGAGAAGTTTTATGATAAGGCATACGAAACCTCTCTTGAAACAACATCTGAAGATTCTTTAGGCGGCGGCGGTGCTTTCGACACCGGCGCAGGTGGCGATCTTTTTGGAGATGATGAGTCTGACGATCCTCTAGCAGATATAGATCTAGAAGAAGACCCCACTGATGCAGACTTGCCCGGACTCGACGACCCCGCCGGCTCAACAGGAGAAGACTCCCCCACCGGAGGTCTTATTACCGCCCCAGCAAAAAGAGATGATGAAAATTATAAAATAACAAAGCAAGATTTTATGAATCGTCCAAAAACCACAACCTCTAAATCTAAGCTTAAGTGGTATGAACCCGTAGATACTGACGGTCGCAAATCCACTGGTCCTCGCAAGCGTCAATGGAACGCACAGGCGACTCCCGGTATGGGACCAATGAAAAGTTTAGGTAAAGGTATAGTCGCAGAAGAACTTGCTACTACTTATAAGAAGGAAGAAGAACTTTTGTTCCAAACAAAGCAAAGCATTGATAATCTAATAGCTGGATTGGAGAGTAAGAAAAAAGATGAAGTTTAAACATAATAAAAAAAGAAATACTGCTTTTGTATTTGAAAGTTTAACCAGGGAAGTGGTAAAAAGTATTATAAATGAAAATTTAGAAAAGAAAAATATCATCATTAATACATTAAAAAAATTCTTTAATAAAGAGACAGAGCTTTATAAAGAGCTTCAAATCTACAACTCTATTCTCGAAACTAGAGAGATGGATAAAAATACTAAAGAAAAAGTAATAAAAGAAGCAAGATTTCAACATTCTAAGCTTGATAAAGATAAGATTTTTCAATCTCAAACTGCGCTTATCAACGAAATCAATAAGACTGTGACAAAAGATCTTTTTAATAATTTTGTTCCTAATTACAAGAACTTAGCTACTATCTATAACTTTTTAAACCTAGATGTAGCTCCTAAAAAGAAAGTTATCTTGGAAAATAAACTCGTAGAAGA